TGATAATTGCCTCATGGTGATTGGCATAGTAAAATTGATCTCTTTCCCCATGGTTATTTGTACGCTGTTTAAAATGTGGCCCCCTATATGTTTTTTGAAAGATAACATCACCTGTATATTTTTCATTTTTCAACATTCTGATAATAGTATTATTGCTCCATTTCGGTGAGCGCTTGGGGTGTAAACCACGTTCATTTAGTGAATTGACTATTGACGTAATAGTATGGCCATGAAGATATTTATCGAATATTTCTTTTACGAGTGTGGCTTCATTTTTGTCAATAATCATTTCTGTTCCATTCCATTTATAACCAAATGGCGGGTAGGAAAGTTTGAATGTTCCGTTTCTGAACCTATTGTTTATGCCCCAGGTAATATTCTGGGAAATCATTTCAGACTCGTTTTCCGCTATAGCACTCATAACTGATAGAAGAAGTTCACTATCTAATGTACCAGTGTTTATTCTTTCCTTCTCAAAAAATATTGGGATAGAAAGCTCCTTTAATCTACGCACTATATACAGACAATCAGTTACATTTCTGGAAAGTCTGCTTATTGATTTGGTAAGAACCATATCTATTTTATGGGCTTCGCAGTCGCTGATTAAACGTAAAAGTGAAGGCCGCTGGTATATGTTAGTTCCTGTTATTCCTTCGTCATAATAGATCCCGGCTAGGCACCAATTATTTCTGGAAGATATCATTTGTTCATAATGTTGCTTTTGGGCAGTAAGGCTTTCTAGCTGGTCATCATTTCCTGTTGATACCCGGCAATAGGCAGCTACCTTAATAGTTTGGCCTACTGGCTCTGCAACAGGAGTAATCCTAGTTACTGTTTTCACTTAATCACCTTCTTTCGGTAGTGTCATATATTAGCTCTCAATCCGTGGTGGTTCAAGTTATATTCGGTAAGATATCAACTAAATACGGTGAAAATGATGCTCTGTTTAATTGAGTAATTTTTACATATTCATCTCTACTTATAAATCCTGCATTAAGTATGTTGTTAAGAATTTGCTGGGCTATATGGTAGCCAAAATCTCGCTTCAGTTCATCTGTAGTAGGCTCAACTGCCTGTGGGATAGTTTTACTCATAGTAATACCTCCAATTTGTGTTATTTCACTATCCCAATGGGGTTGAAACGGTGATTTTGACGATGAAAACAAAAAAAACCTGACTGCTTTTAGTCAGGATTTTTTATATAAAAAGGAAGCAAAAAAAATTCTTGAAGAATTTCGTCAAAATGTATTTTTTTCCCCCATTGGTTATGTGAAGGACGACAACGAAACAGTCCTATCACTGGAGGTGAACATATGAGTAGCAGAGACGTCGATAAGGAACTGGTCCAGATCCTCAATGCTATCAGCATTGTTACTGGCAGAGTAGTAGAAAAATTGAAAGATAAGTTGAAAGGGGAAGGTGACAATGAGTGCAAAGGAAGATTTATTGGCGAGGCTAAAAGATATCGCATCGTCTATTAATGAGGTTATTGAGAACTTGGAGGATAATGAGTCATCCGATAGGTCAGAACCAGAAATTACTCTCGAGCAAATTCGAGGCGTTATGGCTAGTAAGGCTCAGAATGGGTATGCAAATGATTTGAGAAAAATCATTAGTAAGTATGGCGGAAAAAAGCTGTCGGATATTTCCAAAGAACGCTACCAAGCAATCTTGAAAGATGTGGAGGCGATTGGAAATGCCAGTTAGAGAACACTCACGTGTATCAGCATCTTCTGCTTTAATGTGGCTTAATTGTTCGCAATCAATCAGAATGGGAGAGTCCTACAAAGATCAGCCAAGTGAATATGCTGCAGAGGGTACTGAAGCCCATGCCTTGGGGGAATACAAGGTACTTAAGGCTCTTAAAAGGAAGGCTACAAATCCCACCAAAAAACTGAAATACTTCTGCGAGGAAATGGAAAATTGCACTGATGGTTACCGTGATCTTGTCATGGAACTGGTAAGAATGGCCAAGGAAAAGTGCGATGATCCATTAATATTGGTGGAGCAGAGAGTTGATCTTTCCTACTGGATTCCAGAGGGATTCGGCACAGCTGATGCCCTGATAGTTGCCGATGGCGTTCTTACTATCTGTGATTATAAGCATGGCAAGGGGATAGCTGTTGATGCTACCGATAATCCCCAGCTTAAGTGCTATGCCCTGGGAGCTCTGGCAATGTTTGACAGCATCTATGACATTGATACTGTCCATCTGGTTATCTACCAGCCCCGAAGGGAGAATATCTCCGAGTTTGATATAAGCAAGAATGACCTTTATAAATGGGCAGAAGAAGAACTCCGCCCACGCGCCGAGCTTGCGTATAAAGGAGAGGGTGAATTCTCTTGTGGTGAGTGGTGTAGGTTCTGTAAGGCAAAGCATGAGTGCCGGGCAAGAGCCGAGGCTAATCTGCTACTTGCCAAATATGATTTCCGGTTACCACCAACACTCTCTGATTCAGAGATAGCGGTAATTTTGGATAAGGCGGATGGGTTGGTATCCTGGGCAAATGATATCAAGGCCTATGCTTTGCAGATGGCTATAGCCGGGAAGGAATGGCAAGGATGGAAACTGGTGGAAGGCCGCTCCAACCGTAAGATTTCCAATGAAGAAGCGGTCATTGAAGCAGTAACTGCTATGGGCAAAGACCCATTCGAGAAGAAACTTCTGGGTGTTACCGCTCTGGAGAAGCTGCTGGGTAAGAGTAAGTTTAATGAAATTATTGGGCAGTATGTAGTTAAGCCAGCCGGAAAACCTACATTGGTGCCGGAGAGCGACAAAAGACAAGCAATTAATAGTGATTTCAAGGAGGCAAATTAATTATGGCAAAAGTGAATAATCCTATGAAGGTAATTACCGGTGAGCGTACTCGTTGGAGTTATGCCAATGTGTGGGAGCCAAAATCAATCAATGGTGGTGCTCCTAAGTGTTCTGTAAGTCTCATTATCCCGAAGGATGATACCGAGACAGTAGAAAAAATCGAAAAGGCCATTCAGGCAGCTTATACCGAGGGAGCTGGTAAGCTCAAGGGCAACGGCCGTACCGTTCCAGCGCTGTCTGCTATTAAGACCCCGCTTCGTGATGGTGATACTGAGCGTCCTGATGATGCTGCGTATGCCAACAGCTATTTCGTTAATGCTAACAGCCCTAATCCACCGGGAATTGTAGATGCATCTTGTCAGCCTATTATCGACCGCAGCGAAGTCTACAGCGGTGTTTATGGCCGTGCCAGCATCAACTTCTATGCGTATAACAAGAATGGTAACAAGGGCATCGCTTGCGGGCTCAACAATCTGCAGAAGATTAAGGATGGCGAGCCTCTTGGTGGTCGTAGCAGTGCAGAGGATGATTTTGCAACTGAGTCCAATGAAGATTTCCTGAGTTGAGGTGCTTTGTATGGAATTTAATGAGTTTGCTAAATACTTTAACATCATGGTCTTAGCATACCTTGTTGGTGCAATGGGCTGGTACTTTGTTTTCAAAGCAATCGGTCGTTTGATGGATAAGTGGCATAAGTGATTATATGAAGGCGGCGGTAGAGGATTATCCTTTACCGCTTTGCTTTATATGGAGGAGCTATATGAATACAATCAGTATCGATTTGGAAACGTATTCTGATGTAGATATTGGAAAATGTGGTGTCTACAAGTATGCGGAGTCCCCCAATTTTGAAATCCTGTTATTTGCTTACTCGGTTGATGGCGGTGGTGTGACTGTCATTGATATCACTAACGGTGAAAAAATCCCAGATGAGATAATTAGTGCCCTGTCAGACCCTAATATTACCAAGTGGGCGTTTAATAGCCAGTTTGAACGCATATGTCTTTCTGAGTACCTACATAGGCACTATTCCTTAGATACGCATTATCTGAGTCCAGCATCATGGAAGTGCTCCATGACATGGTGTGCTTATATGGGCCTTCCCATGTCTCTTGCTGGGGCAGGGGCGATACTTGGACTTGAACAGCAGAAAATTACTGAGGGTAAGGAGCTTATAAGATATTTCTGTGTTCCATGTAAGCCTACCAAGGCCAATGGGGGCCGCACCCGGAACCTGCCGATTCATGATAAGGAAAAATGGGACAGGTTTAAGAAATACAATATCCGCGATGTAGAGGTCGAGATGGCCATACAGGACAGACTTCAAAAGTTCCCGGTACCAGATTCTGTGTGGGAGGAGTTTTGGCTTGATCAGCAGATAAACGACAGGGGTATCGCTGTGGATATGGAATTTGCAAAAAATGCAATATCCTTTGATGCCAAGTCTCGTGAAGCTTTGATGGACGAGATTAAGCAAATAACCTGCCTTGAAAATCCAAACAGCGTTATGCAGCTAAAAGACTGGCTTATTGAGCAGGGGATGGAGGTTACCAGTCTTGATAAAAAGGCTGTAAGTGCAATGCTACCAGTAGCACCGCCCAATGTACAGAAGGTATTGGGAATAAGGAAGAAGCTGGCGAAGTCATCTGTAAAGAAGTATCAGGCTATGGAAAATGCTGTCTGCAAAGATGGCAGAGCCAGGGGAATGTTCAGGTTCTATGGGGCAAATAGGACTGGCCGTTTCGCGGGGCGGCTGATTCAATTACAGAACCTTCCCCAGAACCATATCAGCGACCTTGCAGAAGCAAGACAGCTTGTAAAAGCCGCCCCGTTTGAAGTAATGGAGCTGCTCTACGATGATATCCCTGATACGCTCTCCCAGCTTATTCGCACAGCTTTTGTTCCCCAGGACGGGTATAAGTTTATTGTTGCTGACTTTAGTGCCATAGAAGCCAGAGTGCTGGCTTACCTTGCAGGAGAACAGTGGGTGCTGGATACCTTTGCTCGTGGGGAAGATATCTATTGTGCCACGGCTTCACGAATGTTTCACTGTAAGGTCGTAAAAAATGGCGAGAACGGGGAACTCAGGCAGAAAGGTAAGCAGGCTACGCTCAGCTGCGGATATGGCGGGTCTGTAGGCGCTCTT